GAAGAATATAACGCATTTTATTCATCGGTTATTGAGCCGATAGCGATTCAATTATCGCTTGAATTTACATATAAAACGTTTAGCGATAAAGAAATCGGGCATGGTAACGAAATTATATTTTCGGCGGAACGAATGACGTTTGCAAGTAACGCGACAAAAGCGGATGTTATATCAAAATTAATGCCGTTAGGTATATATAGCATAAATCAGGCATGCGAAATTATGGAAATGCCGAAAATTGACGATGAATTTGCGGACAAACATTTAATGTCATTGAATTATGTCGATATTAAAAAAGCCGACAAATATCAAGACGTTGACGATAAATCCGACAAAGACAATGAAAATCAAGGGAGTAATAATGATGACAACACAAACGACAACGAATCTGATTCAACAGGAAGTAAAGAAACCGATAAACAATCAGAAATTAAACAGGGCGGTTGAATTAAGAAACGCGCAGTTTTCCGAAGATGATGAAAAAAGAAAAGTATTAGAGGGTTACGCGGTTGTATTTGATAAACCGACGGTTTTGTTTGAATGGCACGGGGTTGAATATAAAGAAATTATCGACAAAAACGCATTTGCGGAATGCGATTTAAAAGACGTTTGTTTGAAATACAATCACGGCGATTCAAAGGGAATACTAGCAAGAACACGAAACGGCAGTTTAAAATTAATGATTGATGATTTCGGGTTGAAGTTCCGTGCAACCTTGCTTGATACGACCGACGCAAACGACATTTATACAAATGTCAAAAACGGTTTAATCGATAAATGTTCTTTTGGTTTTCGGGTTGAAGAAGATTTATACAACGAAGAAACAAATACAAGAACAATAACAAAAATTAAACGTGTTTACGATGTAAGCGTGGTGGACATTCCCGCTTATGATGATACAAATGTTGAAGCCCGCAGTTATTTTGACGGAATAGCAAAAAAACAAAATGCTACGGAGAGAGCAAAACGGGTTAAACGTTTGATTTGCAGGACATATTTATAAGTTAGTAACAGCAGTAAAAAGGAGTAATTAAAATGAGATTATCAGAAATTAAAGCAAGAAAAGTTGAAATTCGTTCAAAAATGGAAAAAGAAGCAGATAAATTGAGCGAAGAAGATTTGACAAAACTTGAAGATGAATTAAAAGACCTTGAAGCCGAAGAAAGAAAACTTGAAAAACGTGAAAATATCATGGCTTTAATCGGTAAAGGCGAAATAGTAACAAATGAAATTCAAAAACCGCAAATCGGCGACGAACAAAGAAATTACGGTATTGATTCAAAAGAATATCGTTCCGCTTTCTTTAAATCACTTGCGGGCGTTGAATTGTCAGACATTGAAAAACGCGCCATGACAACGGGAACATCTTCCGCAGGGGTAGCAGTTCCGACATTAACAATGAATAAAATCTATGAAAAGATTGAAAATGATTCTATTGTTTACGGGCTTGTTACCGTTTCACATCTTGCGGGTAATGTTTCAATTCCGATTGAAGGAACAACAAGCGATGTTGAACGTTTGTCAGAAGGTGCAGACGGTACAATTCAAGATGATACATTGACCGAATTAAAATTAGGTGCGAAAAAATACATCAAGTTAGTACGTTTGACTTGCGAACTTGAAAACACCGCAATCGACGCGTTAGAAGATTATATCGTTCAAAAACTTTCAAAGAAACTTGTTCAAGCGTTTGACGCGGATATAATCAACGGAACAGGGACAAAAGGTGCAAAAGGTATTTTGAGTGATTTAACCGTTGCAGAAATTGACGCATGGACTTATGACGCATTATGTGATTTGTTTGCGGGCATTCCTGCGGTTGCTCGTAAGAATGCAACATTGATGATGTCAACAAACACCTTATATAAACAGGTTAAGAAAATCAAAGACGATAACAAACAGCCGATTTTCGACCCTGCACAAAATAAGGTAATGGGACGCGATGTTGTCGAATGCGACGACGTTCCAGACGGAACAATTATATTCGGTGATTTTTCCGAATATATGTTTAACTGGTCAAAAGACGCACAGATTGCGAAATCAGAAGAAAGTGCGTTTGCGTCAGGCGATACCGTTTACAGAGTGTTAGCGCTTGCAGACGGCGGGCTTGCAAATTTAGGTGCAATATGTGCAACCAAAGTTTCAGCAGGCGAATAATAATCTTGATTTGGGGAGTAATGAAAAGGGGGCGGACACGTTCCGCCCGCCCTTTATTAATCAGTTAAAGGATTTATAAAAATGTCGATTGAGTTATCAGACATAAAATCATATTTACGCATAAACCATAATATTGACGACGCTTTTTTGTTATCTTTGGTCGAAACCTCAAAGGCATTTATAAAAGAACAAACGGGGGTTGAATACAAAGACGGCGACAAAGTTTATGAACAAGGGATATTATTTCACGTCGCGCATCTTTATGATAACCGTTCCGCCGTTACCGAAAAGGCGGTTAATGAAGTTCCGTACACCCTTGACGCAATAATACGTCATATTAAAATACGCGGGGCATACGAGGGTTAAAAATGACAAACAGGGGAAAATATAACCGTCTTATTGAGATTTACGAAATCAAAACGGGTGCGGAAACAAACAGGCTAGGCGAAAAAGTCGAAGTTGAAGAAAAAGTCGCGGAATTATTCGCATGTATTGAAACGAGGGTCGGCGGTTTATTATCGGGACGTCCCGCCGATACAATTATGACAAGCGTAACGCATAAAATGTCATGGGATTATAATAATTTTCCCGAAATCCGTCCCGATAAACACATTATTAAATACGAAAATCATTCGTTTGACGTCAATTATTCGCTTGATGACGGATTCAAGCATGAAGAATTACAGGTATTTGTTACCGAAAAAGTTTAACCGTATTGTCTGATAATTGCGTCATTAATAAGATGAGAAATTGACACATCTTGTTCTTCGGCGATATGTAAAAGTTTTAAATGCGTTGCTTTTGATGTTCTGATTGCAATTCGTCCCGTTGCGCGTTCTTCGTCGATTATTTCGACAGGCAAATTATCTTCAATACATCCTTCAATATGAAATTTTAAAGCCTCTTGAATATTTTTTGTTGCTTCATCCATTGTTTTCCCGTTGGAATAGCACATTAAACCTTTGACCCTTGCAGTGTAGGAATCTTCTTCTGGGCAATAATCAAATTCAAATTGCCAAGGTAATTTTAAGTAATCTTTTAATTTTTTTTGATTTTTATTCATGGTATTTCTCCCATAATTTTAAAATATCGTTTACGGCGTCTTTTGCTACGGGTTTGTGATTTGCGATAGTTAAAGTTAAATTATCTTTTCTGTATTGGTGGTGTGAGCCTTTGACCCGTTTTAATACAAAGCCGAGTTCAAATAACACTTTTTCACAGTCTTCAAATTTTTGACCTGCGTTAGTTTGTTTAAATTTTTGTATTATTTTTTCAACCTTGTTCATACTGTTATTATATAACATGACAAATTAAATGTCAAGATATATCTTTACAAATTTTGAAAAATTAAGGAATGATTATGTCGCAAGAGGGTTTTATATATGACGAGTTAACAGATTTTCAGCAGGGGCTGTTAGATGAAATAAAAAAGGTATATCCAAAAGAACTTGAAAAACACGCAAAAACGCAAGCGCGGAAATTTGTAAATGTTGCAAAAAAAGTCGCAAAAAAAAAGGTAGGAACTTCAAAAGGCAAAAAAAAGAACTGGATTGAAGAAAAATCATACCATAAAAAATTTGATACAAGTTCAGTATTTGAAACGCAGCGCGGTGAAATTTGCTGTAAAGGATTAAACAAAGCCCGCCATGCAAAACTTATTGAATACGGGCATGTTAATGTCCCGAGAAGTGAAAAAAGAGAAACGACCGTTGAAGCAAGAAAAAAACAAAAGGCGGAACAAAAACAAAAATACGGTAATTCATTCACCCCCGGAAAGTTTGTTTTTAAAAAAGCAGAATTACAATATACAGGCACTTTTAAAAGAGAATCAGAAAAATTTATTGAAGGTTTTTTTGAAACAATGGTTGATAAGGCGACAAAATAATGATTTCAACAATAGAATTATACAAAGCAATCCGTGAACGGTTAGAATCAGCATTCCCGAATGTCTTAATTCAGCAAAAAGACATCAAAAATATTACAAGACCGTCGTTTTATATTCAATATGT